GATTATTGAGTAAAAGCATCAAAAAATTCTTGTGGTCTGGTTTCAGCATTTGCACCTGCAAGCCATTTGTTGATATGTTTGGAAGTCGTGACGCTCCATTTCTTTTCGGTCCTGAAAAATCCGATTGCATCGATATGGCAAGCAACAGGGGTTTTGTAGCTGAAAAGAATGGTATTGCCGTTTAATTCCAGTTCGGTCATGTTTGATGCTAAAGGTCTTAATTTCATTGCTTAATACCTCCTATTATGTTATTAATTAGTGAGAGACTCCCAGAGACTCCCAATTTAATTTAACAGCTTTAATATCATGGGTTTTTTTCCAACATATACTACAGATCCATTTGTCGAGGTCATAATCTCGAAAAAGTCGGTGTCCTTTCCGGTTGCAATGCTCACAATTTTTGGGTTTCTCGTTTTCCATTGTTTAATCCTTTCCATTATGTTATGTTGTTATAAGCGGTTAACTCTTTTTCAGCTTCATAATTGGCTTTGTTTTTTTCGTTCTCTGAAAAACATTTATCGCATATAAAATAATCAACTTCTTGAGCGTGTTTACCGTAGAATTTGAATTCTTTGATGCAACCTATGCAAGTTATTAATTTCATGTTTAATTCTCCTATTATGTTATATTGTTAATCATCAATATTAGGTAACTTGCGCGAGGATGGTAATGAATCAACATAGTCGATTAAAGCGGCGGCGGCCTCTGATGCTTTAGCAACATGATTCATTGATACTCTTCCATGAATCGGGATATAGTAGTGATTCATTTTGCCTTGAATCTTGTCAAATGATAAAAACCTTTTTTCGATTGTAAGATCATAGCCAAAGTATCGTCTTTCAAATTTTGCAGTGTCGCCAAAAATTTCTTTTGTATTGTAACTTGCTTTTTTCCAGTTTTTTAAGTTCATTTTTCAATCCTTTCTATTTTAGGGTTTATGATTTGCCTAAATAACTCATTTTATTGAGATATTTAGGCATACCATAAGCGGTATGCTGTTAATTGTTAAACAAACATAATTTCAGCTTCATCTCCGCTATCGTTAACATTTAAAAGCATGGCCGAATTATTGGAGATACCAATAACAGCGTTATATTTGAATCCGTTATGTGTACCATGCTGCATCATGCATTCGTTTAAGTCCCATAAAACGTGTTCTTGCGGGTTGCAATCTTCATCGGGCTCAAGATACATTGTCTCCTCTGCGAATTCATCAAGGTTGCGGATTGCTTCAGCTTGCCATTCATCGGATAATTCGTAGTAATTAATGATTGCTTTTTTAGTTGTTTTCATGATACAATCTCCTTTATATTTAAGTGGTTAACAGCAAGTGGTAATGGTTTAATCACCTGCCCGACCGAAATCGGGCAGATTGTTAAAACATTAATCAGTCACTAAGAACCCATATTTTTTGAAGTATTGGTATCGTGCAAGCGTACAAGCGTTGATCTTGTAATATTTGAACCCGTCAATACATGCTATATGTTTTCTCGGATAAACGTGAACAGTGTGTTTTTCGTTTTCATAATCAATTAATTGATCAGATGTTATGTAATCTTTTGCAATCATTGTAATATCCTTTCTATTTAATGATTAATTGTTACTCTATATACCCGTGAATCTGTCAACTAACTCAAAGCGCCAAATATTGCCATTGTCCTTAACCCTCATGTTGCAAACAATGATATCGTATTTATCAAGTCCAAGGTGTTCGACCCTATCTGACTGATATCTAAATGTTTCACCATGCATTTTAATTTTGATGTAAGGCGTCTCCCATGCCATGCAACCGACACAACTTGACCCTGTATCAATCACTGTTGCCGTGCCGCTTATTTGTCGTGTTTTAGCCATTTTATTCTCCTCTCTTTTTGGTTAACCCCCTGTATTCCAGGGGGCGGAACGATTATATAATAGAGCAATCACCATGCCAAACTATCTGCAATAAAAATACTGCACCAGGCTAACTACCTATTGACATTGCATTTTATTCGTGATATTTATTTTAGTGCAACATTATTAATGCATAAACGATACATGAGACACATGACAAAAATTGTCACAATTTTAAGCAAAAATCCCAGTAAACCCATACCCACTATAGCTTGACAAAAATCGTCACTACGGAATCAAGGGTTTACAAAGGTTTTAAGCGTAAACTACCGATATAATTGCAGATTAAATTGACAAAAAACGTCACTCAATGTATGTAATAAACTACCTAATTATGTTACATAAACTTCCCAATATTGGGGAATAAAGGTAACAGCCAGATGCAATATACCAATGGCAACCCGGGGAAAGAGTCACGAAATGTCAGCATAGGTATTGATCGATCCCTCGGAGCCACCTATAAAGAACTCGCCGAAAAACACGACCTATCCACAAAGCATATATCCCGCATACTTAACGACAGCGAAATAAGAGACATTGTAGAAACGGGCACTAGGCACATGGTATCTTACCTACCCATAGCCCTATCTCGCTTTTATGACGTTCTACAAGATCCTGAAAACTCTGACCATTACAAGGCAATTAAGGATAATCTTCAAGCTGCGGGTATTTTACCTTCCCACACTTCAAATGTTACAATTAACAACATATTAGCTATCAATTCAGGCCCACAACAGGATCAAGTCGAGCGAATTCAGGAGCTTATACAAGTCCGGCATGCTATCGATATTCGGGGTAATGACGAGATAATCGACATAACGCCTGTGGATTCAGGCAATATAGATGGTGCAGGTTGATGGTATCCGCATATCATAGTAGGTTGCAGTTGTCCGCAATTATGAACCGTGTAAGTATCTGTAATGATAGCAGGATGCAGACAAGGTCGGATAAGTATAATTAGGGTAACTGCTATTGTGTAAACCTATGAAACATATAAGGATGTCAAGATCTTTCGCGAGGGTGAACCGATCTAATGCCAGGCGGAGGCCGGGGGCGGGACCGGAGTTTCGTTTCCGTCCATGTATATCCAACATCCAGCAACACGGGAGGGAAAAAACACCTAAATAACCTATTGACACACAACACAAAACATAATACACTGACTATGCTGAACAACAATAACTTCAACATAGGGAGGTATTATGAAAAAGCGTATTTCGATTTACATTGATGAAGTTGTGTGGGATGATTTAAAAGAGAGGGCTTGGGAATCTCGAAAGAGTGCAAGTTCATATTTGGAGGGTTTGATAACTGGTTATGTTCGGGACTGGGTTAATCCGACGCCAATACGTGAAAAGGTTAAGTGCAAGGGGAACATTCAGTCAGACGATGAAGTTTTAGCCAAGGCGCAAAAGAAGTTGGATGCGATAAAGTCTGAGGTTCCGTTTAAGTCGTTTCCAAAAAAGAGTTGGGGAGGTACGAAATGAGAATCCCCAGCAAATTACCTGATGATGTTTTAGATGATTTAAGAATGGCGTATGAAGATGAGTGTGTACCGATGGCGGAGATTGCTCGGTGGGCAGATTGCAGTCGGATGGCGGTTCACAAGTTTTTTAAGCGTCATGGTGTTGATACGAGCAAGGAGCGTGCTGGGCATCGTAAATTAGTGTGTGATAGTTGTGGTGAGAGCTACACTGTGAATCGTGCGAAATATCGGGATCTACATTTAAGTGGTAAGCAGAAAAGGCATTTTTGTTCAGACGTATGTTACCATGTATATTTAGAGAACAAGGATTCTGTGGTCAACGGGTACCATCAGCGAATAGCCCGAAGCAAGGTTGCCGAGGTTTTTGATTTACAGCCTGGCAATGTGGTTCACCACAAGGATTTCAACCATTTCAATACGATGCTGGACAATTTCATGGTATTTGAGAGTCACAGTGACCATTTAAAGTACCACCATGAGTTACGACAGGGAGAGGTAACGGTTAAGCCTATTTTTGATGGGGCTGATTATGTCAAAGGATATTTCAAGCCGATGCCGAAGGGGGGAAAATGACTGCGAAAGAATTCAGGGAAGAACTAAAAGTTTCAATCGTTGCTGGGCTTATCAGTGGTGTGATTATTTCGGTAGGTTACATACTATGGATCAGCTAAAGATACTTGACATTTTAAATGAGAACAAGGATTTACCGTTTGTTATGAGGATAATGAATCCGGGGTATCCTTCTTTATATAACAGGGATGGATCTGAGTCTACGCACTCGATGGCTTTTGGGGAATTTAACGGGAAATACATTGTTTATCCGACGGTGGTTTATGATGAGGAAGTGATGTCGAGATTAGGCCCAGACACGGCTTTTGGAAGGGCGATTAGGATGGGTGATTACATAGAGTTTGAAGAAGCCACGGATGCGTATGAGTTTTCCAGGGAATACAAGAAGTTGTTTCCGTTTTTTGAGAAAAAGGAAGACGGGGCAAAAGATGTGGTGTTTCCGAAGAAAAAGACGATTTGGAAGGATATGAATACGGGTCCAGGGACGTTGAGTGGTGATTCGATGAGTGGTGCCAACGATGGAAATTAGCCTCCTGGAGGCATAGCCTCCTCCTTGGGGCCGGGCGCTCCCCCCGTCCGGTCCCTTAAATAGCACGCTGAACGGTTCGCTACCGGCAGCAAAACAAAGGGCAAATATGGTGCCATATTCATCATATTTGCTCTTTTTTTATTATGGCAACTGGATTACGAAGAATAGACAACGCCTCAAGGGCGGTAAGAACGCTTGATTATCAGTATCCCTATACGAAGTGTGAGTATTCCGGTGGGGATTTGATATATTGGGCGATTCATTACACGCATGACGCGGCTTTAGATGACGAGAATTGGAAGATCACTAAATACACATACGGTGCAAGCGGTATTGAGCAAATAGAAACGCTGACGGGTGCCTGGGACGACAGGGCAACCCTATCGTGGGTTTGATTAAAAGGAGTTTATCATGACTATATTTAGAACGCCAAGCGCATATGGGTTAGATGCGGCATTGGGTGGGCGGTTGTTCTCAGTTGCAAATCAAGCTGCGGTTGCTACGACAGCGGGATTGGCAACCACCTGGACGGGCCTAGGAATTTCAAATCCAGCAGGTAGCAAGACAGTTGCAATTATACATGAATTTGCGTGGGGGATAACGGCATCCCCGGCGGCAGCGGCGGCAATAGGGCTGATGACTTCAGACACTACCGGCTTTGCGGATTCATTAACAAGCAAGGCGGCAAAAAGTGGCTCTGCAACGTCTTCTCTATACGCTGATGCGGGAGCTACAATTGCCACCCCGATTTTAGAAAGGGTGTATGGATCAATTGGAACTGAGGCGACCACGGCGGGATGGCAACTGCCTACGACTGTAATTAATATAGGCGGTTCGATTGTTCTGCCTCCTGGTCGCAGTGTTATGACATATACAAGCGCGGCGGTGGCGGCGGTGTTGATTTTCCATTTTGTATGGGAAGAAATCCGGGAATAAATGGCTGATTTCTTAGCAAAACTTGAGAACATTTTCAACTTTCGGATGCACCCGATAGCTGAAAAGTATAAAATGTCGCGTGCCATGACCCGGTTGATCATAAAAGGAAACCAGGGTGGTGGCACTGCGACTGCCATGCTAGATGCTGCGATGAGGGTTTTGGGGATACACCCGGATAAGGTGAAAAACAACGTCACTAAGCCTATCAGGTTTGTGTCGAAGGTAGTTCCAAATGACCATGAAGACGAACAGAACCAACAATTTGTGGAGTTTAGAAATCTAATCCCGCCTGAGTTGTGGGTGAAAAAACTAACAGCCAGGTCAAAAGTCGGCAAGGTTAAAAGGCTTGTAGGCGGTGAAATCGATGTTGAGTTTATGGCGTCCACTCAAGACTTAGATGCGTTTATGTCCGTCCAAAGGGGTGCGTATTATCAGGATGAAGAAATTGACAGAACGAAATGGGACGAGAACCAGAAAAGGCTGATAAAGGCTCGTTCTGATGGAGAATATGCTGATACCACTTTAAGCATGACGCCTGTTAAGGGGTTAGATTGGTCGTATGATTCTTTATGGAAGCGGGCCAAGAAGATTTATCGCAGCAAATGTTTATGTGAAAAATTTGGATACCCCCCGGTTGAAGAACACGATGTAAAATCGGATATTGAGATTTTCTGTTGGGCGACTGACGACAATCCGGTGATGGATATCGATGCGATTGACAGTCTATTTTACGAGTTTGATGATGCTGATGAATTAGCGATGGCCCGTTATGGAGTTTTCAGACAGGTTTCGGGGCGTATCTATAAGGTATATGATGACAAGATTCATAAGGTGAAATTTGATGACGTATTTGATTCGAGTTTGTTTAGAAACTATTGGCATTACAGAATAATAGATTTTCATCCATCAAAGCCTTGGTATGTTTCTTGGATAGCGGTAACGCCTTATCATGAATGGTTTGTGTGGAATGAGCTTGTGGCAAGCCACGACAAAAAAACCAGCCATGATTTAAGGGATCAGATTAAAGCGGAGTCTCTTTTAGATGAAGATGACGAGTTTAACAGAAGGACGTTGGTTGATCCATTGGCCCAGGTCAAGCAGAACAATACGGGCCTTTCGGTATTTGACGATATTTCGATGGGCGAGTTGGGACTAAGGCGATGTGAATCAGCAGACACAAAAAACGCACAGGGCCGGATGAACATAAAGGCGCGGCTGAAAAACGCAGCGATTTGCGGGGTGCCTGGAAACAACCATTTCCCGACCCAGCCGCCTGACATCCGATACGGTCATTACAAGCCTACTATTTGGTTTTTAGACAACTGTACGGGTCATATGGAACACATGAAAAGTTGGAGATACATAGATTTTAAACAGGCGCACGTAAAGGCTACCAGAACCACGAAAAGAGAGAGTGAAAAGTGGTCTGACTTCTGTAGGAACTTAGAGTTTTTAGGTGCGTTAAATCCGGTATATTACGATGAAACCCCCTCGGCCACCTGGCATCAGTCCAGACTGTTTCAGGGTCGGAGAAGGACAGCTTAATGGCGAATAAGAGATATAAAAAGCGAGGTCGTCCGAAGACTAAAAGCGACTCAAAAATTCCTGAGAACATTCAGGACTTTATGACATCTGATTTGGACGATGATTTTTTTATCGCAGAACAGAACATGGGCGAGGTGAATAAAAACTTCGATGAATACTACAATATGATTCACTGTGTCCGTGAAAATAGAGATAACGAGTGGGAATCCAATGTTGCTTTACCTGAATTTGTGTCACGGGTTTTAACTCAGATTGGAAGTTTTGTGGCTAAGTATTTCGCCAGCCGGGATTATGTCGAAACAGATGAAGATGAGGGTGATGCGAAAACTTTAGCACAGGCCAAGGTGGCTAAGGACTTGTTAAATGCCATTTTAAATGACAGTGAGGCTTATTACTTTCAAAAGATCGTTCGTCTTTTAATGTTCACCTGGCCAGCCGGATGGGGTGTTATTAAAGGCGGTTATGAACAAAGGATTGAAAGGTATGTTTCAGGCTATAGCACCAGGATGGAGTCTATGGTTGATGAGGAAGGTAATTTTCTTGCTCAAGATGGTGGGATATATGAAGACGCCTATACACAAAAGCCGGGATATAATGAGGTCCAGGAACCGATTTACGACATAAACGTAGTCAAGGATCGCCCGGTATTTGATGTGTACCCAAACCAGAACGTGTATTTTTCTCCGGAATACACTTACTCTTTAAACGACAAGGAATATGTTGCTTTTGAAAATGATTCCATGACGTTAGATGAGCTTGAAAAAAGCGACAACGATTATTTCAATCTTCACCTTCTAAAAGAAATGAAACCATCTCAAGAAGTTTCAGGTTCAGGTAAAGACACCTGGAATAAAGATGGAAAGTTTAAGGAAATTCCGAACCATCCTTCTCCAAAATTTAGAGTTTTAGAATGGTGGAGAAAGTATCCGGTTATCGTGAAAGAAAGAGATCCAGAAACGAACAAACCTATCGATTACGAACCTGGAATTGACAAAGACGGTGAGATAAAAGAAGGTTCAGAGCTTTTAGAGTGCAAAATCACAACCGCAAAAAAAGTCGGTGTATCTGAGGGCCATTCCACACTTATCGGATTCGAGGTTTCCAGACATTCCAGAAGACCGATGGCAAGGTTTTTATGTTATATCGACTCGTTAAATGATACTGGTTTTGGAGATGGTGAGTTGACGATGCAACTTTCGTCTTCGATAGATGACAACTTTAATTTAGGAAATTTCAGAACAAAACTTGCCACCACTCCCGCGTTTAAAGCCAAGAGGTTTTCCGGTGTTCCCAACAAGATCAAGGTAAGTCCCGAAGAAGCAATTTTAGTCGAGAACATGGACGACTTAATGGAGCTTCCTATAAGCGATAACATCCAGGGGTCTGTCATTCAGGGGTCGATGCTGGCGGCAAGAATGGATTCTGCGATGGCAACCTCTAACCAAACAATGGGTCAATCTCCCGACAGGGCTGAAACCGCAACCCAAGCCGGGATTATTTCCCAGAGGGCTGAGACTCGCATAGGGATGAAGTCTACCATGCTGGAGTTTGTAGGCTTTACCGAGTTTTATCAAATGCTTTTAACGCTTTGCAACGACTTTATGCTCCCGCAAACACTTGAAAAATTAGTTGGTGAGCAGGCTTATCTTTACAAACCAGGATTGACGACAAGATTTCGTCCTGTCAGTCAGTCTTTAGAAACTGAAGAATCCAAGAATTTTAAAATGAAGATGATCGATCAGATTTTAGGAAGGGTGGTAAATTTTCCAAACCCCAAGACTCCGATGGTCTTAAATTATTTAATTGGTATGTGGTTAGAGGCGGCTGGTAAGAATTTTAAACACTTTAAAAAGTTCATGTTTTCAGAAGATGCAGAGCTTAATTTACTGTATCAGTTAGTCACTGGTGGAAGTGTCCCGATGCAACAGTCACCCAACGCTAAGGGTGGCGGTCCATCGAATCAAATGGGCATTCCTCAGTCTACTCCTGAACAGAACGTAAGGGCGGCAAGATGACACACGATCAATTAGCAGATTACATTAGTGGATTTAATGAAAACCAGAGGGAAACAGTTTTTAAACAGATCCTTGACTCTGATCTTTTGGCGAAAGCCTTTGATACGAGTGAGGGGAAGATGATTTTAAACAATGCGGTGGATTTAATCACATCAAACGTGATGCAGATTGTAAGGTATTGTGCTGAGAATCAACCATCGGATGCGATTATGAAAATTCACCCATACGCAAACGAAATCAACACGACCTACAAATTAATGACGGATTGGGCCAAGATTCTAATCCGTGGCGATGAACACAAAAAACGAGCAGAGAAAAAATAAAGGAGACTAAAATGCCAGATGAAACCGTCGATACTCAAGAAGCTCCCGCAGAAAGCGCAGAGCAAACGGAGCCGACTGAAGGTGAACAAGAACCTGAAGTCGAGCAGCCGGCGTACATCACAACCGATCAGCTTCAGGAAGAATTAAGAAAACAAGATCAGAGCTTTAGGTCTTGGCTGGGAAGAAGGGATAAGGAAACATTGTCGCATATCGGAAACGTAATTAACGAAAGGCTGTCTCAAAGGCAGGAAACTCCAGATGAGATCAGCACCCGTCTTTTGGAAAATCCAAGGGACGTTATCCGGTCAGAGTTTAAGGCTTACCAAAGCGAGATGACCCAAAAACAAACCACCCATCTAAACAACACGATGGAAACAGTTGGACAGTTAATGGAATCTGACCCTTTGTATACGGATAAGAGTTTGGGAAACGAAGTGGTCGCAGAGATTAAGAAAATGGTGCAGACCGGAAAATTTGATTCAGATCTTCCTCCGAATCAGGCAGGAAAGGTTATTTTAGGTGATGCATTATCAAATGTTATCAGAACGAGACAAAGCGCAAAGGTTAATCCATTATCTGCGAATACGGCGCAAAACACATCATCGGGTCTTCAGCCGCCGGCAAGGTCAACACCAAAGCCAAAAGTTCCTAAGTTAGATGATGTAACAAAAACGATGGCCCAAAAATGGGGATACAGTGAAGAGGATCTTGCTAAGTTATACGGTCAATAATGAGAAGTGTTCCAGATAGAAAAGAAAGTACCTATCGGTGCCAGGTTTGCGGCATGGAATGTGTGTCAAAGAAAATGGCGCAATCTGATGTACCGGTGACAAAACGGGGCAACTATGGGGATAACGCCACCCCCACCCCCACGACATATACTGATGAAGCTTCGTATACCGCGACCACGGTGTCTTTTACCGCCGAGGCCGGTGATGATCCCGCATACCTTTCAGATAGTGCATTAGGGTTTGCGGACAATCATATTCAAAGCAATTGGTCTATTTCGATTACAACAGACAGTGGCACGAATGATGGCAGTTACACCATTGCAGACCGGGGTGTTTCTCGAGGTACGATACTGTTGAGTTCAACCGACAGCCTGACCACGGAATCAGCCGCTACCGCAGGGGAAGTAACTATTTCTAAAATAATCTATGAGCCGAATATCACAAGCGGATGTCCTTTTTGCGGCTCATTAAATAGCAAGGGAGATTAATTATGGGAGGTTTTGCATACGCTGGTAGTTTAGTTGGCGGCGCTCCTGTTGTCAGAAAACTCCAAACGGGTGAAACCATGTATGTCGGTCAGCTTGTTAAGTCGTCTGTTACTGCCAGTATTGGCGGTAATTGTGCGATAGCCGACATAGCGGTTGATGCTCGTGAAGATACTTCCAAAATATTGGGTATTTGTACTGGTATCGTTGATGGAAGTAGCACCTGGGTAGCCCCGGTTTCTGGTACAGCGGCCTACGGACAAAGAACTACATACACGACAACTCAGGCAACCGTTGCAGCATACGGTCCGTCTGAAGTAGAGGTCACACTGATTATCCCTGGTGTGACATTGGTAAGAGC